CAAGGACTGACTTATCAAGTAGGTCAAAAGATGCTTGGAGGTTCACTAGAAGTCACCGCAATAATACAGGACGAGGCGGCTTGGTATAAACATCAACAAGTAGTGTATGATGTGTACATAAAAAAAGATGGTGAAGAGTTTTCAAGGCCTTGGAAAAGGTTTTTCTCTCAGCCAACAGCTATAGAATATAACACTGCAGTACTGGAAGAAGAGTACGAGGTTAAGTAAAGATTAAACTTAAATATAAGCAAAAATGAAGCCAATTAAAGATGTCTACTGGATAGAGGTAGAAAAAGAAACAGAGGATACGTTAATGCTAAATGGTCAAGAGATATACAGAGACACATCTTACGATCCTATGAAGTTAGCGAGACAATACGGTACGGTGTATAAGACACCTATGCAGGAAACTAAAGAGACAGGAATACAGGAAGGTGATAAAGTTTGGTTTCACCACTTTATAGCAACACCTGTAAACCTTGTTAAACATGCTGATAAGGATAACATATATCAAGCTTTTGCAGAGCAGATATATCTTATACAAAGAGGCGAAGAGTACATTCCTGTAGGAGTATGGAACTTTATGGAGCAAGAGATGAAAGAACCAGAGCAATCTGAGTCTGGAATATTTCTAGAGAGATCAGCTTCTGAAGTTGAACTTCATGGACATGCAGTTATTATAAATGACTGGATGAAAGAGCAAGGAGTTAAAGAAGGCGATAGAGTTATGTGGAGTGAAAACTCTGAGTATGATATGGATATAGATGGAAGAAAACTTCTTCGTATGCGTAACTTTGATGTCTTAGCAGTATATGAAGGAGCAGAATAAAAATTATGCTCTTGAGACTTTAGAAAAGTTAATAGAAGCAAGTAAAGGAGCTGTAGATCTTCTTATAGAAGAGATAGGTAAACCTTTAATAGAAGAAGATGACGCTAAAAGAAGACAGGCTATAAAAGCAAAAAGAGAATGTTTTGAAGACTGTCAAGAAATTCTTTTAGGAATAAAAAACCTTGAAGACAGAATCAAGGAAGGAGAATCCTTAATAGAAGAGAAAAAAGACTTTAAAGGGTCTTTTGCTGAAAGGTATGCAAAAAAGTGATGCTATATATCTTATAGAGGGTAGTAAGGGAGATGTTTTAGAGTTTGATAACTTAAAAATAATTCTTCCTAAAAAGCCTAGGTATAAAAAAGATATATTATATCATAACCTACCTAAAAAACAACAAAGGTGGATTAGGCAGGATATACCAAAAGGATTAACAAGAGAGAACGCTGCAGATTATGTAGACTATATAGATGAAGAGTTTAGGCGAAGAAGAGAAGGTTTATGGTTCTACAACAACGGTGTTCCTACTTATATTACTGGGTCGCATTATATGTTTATCCAGTGGAGTAAAATAGATGTTGGTTATCCTGATTACAGGGATGCTAACAGAACGTTCTTTATTTTTTGGGAAGCGTGTAAAAAAGACAAAAACTCTTACGGGATGTGTTTTCTTAAAAACAGACGTAGTGGTTTTTCTTACATGGCAAGTAGTGAAATAGTTAACCTAGCCACTCAAACTTACGATAGTAACTTTGGTTTATTATCTAAAACAGGTGCTGATGCTAAAACTATGTTTACAGACAAAGTAGTTCGTATATATCGAAACTACCCTTTCTTTTTTCAACCTATACAAGATGGTTCCAGCAACCCTCGTGTAGAGCTTGCTTTTAGAGAGCCAGCTAAGAAAATAACAAAGAATCAGAAACATATAGAAAAGTCTGAAGCTTTAAACTCTACCATAGATTGGAAAAACACTGCAGATAATAGTTATGATGGTATGAAACTTAAACTTCTAGTTCATGACGAGGCAGGTAAGTGGACAGGTCAAAACTCTATAAAAAAGAATTGGGGTGTTACTCAAACTTGTTTACTTCTTGGTCGAAAAGTTGTAGGAAAGTGTATGATGGGTTCTACTGCTAATAAACAACAAGATGGTGGTGCAGAGTTTAAAGATATATTCTACGATTCTAATATGGGAGAAAAAGATCTTAATGGTAGAACAAAGAGTGGTTTGTATAAGTTGTTTATACCTGCTTTTGATAACCTAGAAGGATTTATAGATGAGTATGGATATAGTGTTATAGACACTCCAGATAAACCAGTTATGGGAATTGACGACATGAGTATTGAAACTGGAGCTAGAGATTATATTCAAAACAGAAGAGATGCTTTAAAAGATGACACTACTGCTTTATCTGAATTTAAACGTCAGTTTCCATTTACTGTGGAAGAAGCTTTTAGAAACGATACACAAAGTTGTATATTTGATGTTGAAAGAATCTATCAACAAATGGATTATAACGAAGTTAATAATACCCCTACTACAAGGGGTGAGTTTGTTTGGAAAAATGGCGTACAGGATAGCGAGGTTATATGGATACCTCACAGAAAAGGCAAGTGGGAAATTACTTGGGTTCCAGAGGTTCAAAACCAAAATGTTATTACATCTAGGTATAACAAAAAATTCCCTGGTAGATCAGATGCTTTGGTTGCAGGATGTGACCCTTATGATCATGATACCACTACGGATGGTAGAAGGTCTGATGCTGCTGCTCATGTATTCCATAAGTTTAGCATGGCAAGCGATGCGTCTATGCAGTTTGTGTGTGAGTACATTAATAGACCTCCTAAGGCGGAAATATTTTACGAGGATATGATTAAGATGTGTGTATTCTATGGTTGTCAAATATTAGTAGAGAATAACAAAGTAGGAATATTAAAGTATTTTGAGAATAGAGGATATTATGAGTATTTGATGGATAGACCAGATATGACGCATACAGAGTGGAGTAGAGGAAAACAAAAAACAAAAGGTATACCTGGATCAGGTGCTGCAGTTATAAATGCTCAAGCAGAAGCTATAGCAACATACATATATGACCATGTAGGTTATAACGTAGATACTGGAGAGATTGGAAGATGTTATTTTAATACGCTTCTTGATGATTGGAGTAGGTTCGAGATAGATAATAGAACAAAATACGATGCTAGTATATCGTCATCATTGGCTTTATTAGCGTCACAAAAATATATAAAACCTAAAAAAGAATTAAAGGTATCATCTCCTTTAGTTAAAAGATATAATAACAAAGGAATGTTTAGCAAACAGATAAAGACATGATGTACGGTAACAATAAAAATAAATTAAATGGGTATCCATCTCCTTTAGCAACAAACGAGGAGAAAGCTGATAAAGCTTATGGTCTTGAGTATTTTAAGACCATGTATTACGAGTGGCACAACAATGGTGATGTGTATTTTAGAGATCGTAAGATGAGATACAATCGTAACAGATCTTATGCTGAGGGTAACCAAGATGTAGGTAAGTATAAAGATTTACTTGATGTTCAAGGTGATACATCTTATCTTAATATTGATTTTACCCCTGTATCTATTATTCCTAAGTTTGTTGACGTTATTGTTAACGGTATGGTTAATCAAGAGTATGATGTAAAAGCTAAGTCTATAGATCCTATTGCTGCGAAAGAACGTTTAGAGAAGAAGAAAAGAATGTATGGGGAGATGATAACAAAACAGTTTGTCGAAAACATGGAAGACGTAACTGGTGCTCAACTCGTTAAGGAAGGTTTTATTGCAGAAAGCGATGAAGAGATTGATATGTTTATGGCACTTAACTATAAACAAAACGTGGAAATAGCTTTAGAAAAAGCTATAGAATACACTTTAGATATTAACGACTATGACGAGATTAAAAGATATATGATTCGTGACCTTGTTGTGTTAGGTCTTTGTGCTGCTAAAACAGAAATATCTAAAACAGAGGGTGTAAAAATAAGGCACGTAGATCCTGTAAATCTTATAACATCTTTTTCTGCTAAACCAGATTTTAAAAATATACGTCACGCAGGTGAGGTTTATTCTATAACCATTGCTGATTTAAAAATGCAGGCTGGTGATGAGTTTAGCGAAGATGACTACATTAAGATAGCTAGTGAATATGCTGGTAAAAATAACAACCCAGTAAATTATGGTACTCAAGCTTATTATGAAAACGGTAACGAAACGTATGACTATGATAAGTTTAGTGTAAATATATTAGATGCTGAGTTTATCACTAGTCACTCTTTAAAATATGAAAAGAAAGAAAATAAGTTTGGTGGTTACTCTGTAAATAAAAAACCATCTAATTATAAGAAACCTAAAAACTCTAAAACTAAAAGGGAAGATATAGGTCAAACTGTAAAGGTTATATATAAGGGAAAATATATTATAGGTACAGAGTATGTGTTTAACTATGGTATGATGAAAGACATGCCTAGACCTAAGTCTAACTTATCTGAAACAAGGTTATCGTATATAATATATCAACCAAACTTATATAAAATGAAGAGTCGTTCTTTAGTAGATAGAATGATTCCTTTCGCTGACCAAATACAATTAGCTCACCTTAAGATACAACAAGTTCTTGCTAAAGCTAGACCTAAGGGTGCAGCGTTTGAAATTGGATCTTTAGAAAACGTATCTAAGGGAGATGGTGGAACATTTACCCCTATGGAGCTTCAAGAAATTTACGATCAAACTGGTAATATATATTATAGACGTATAGATGATGAGGGTCAAATGACTGGAGCTATGCCAATACAAGAATTAGAAAATGGTATAGGTAGAGATTTTGGAACTCTTATAAATGTTTATAATCATAATATGCAAATGATTCGTGACGTAACTGGTGTTAACGAAGCAAGAGATGCTTCTAAGCCATCTAGCGAAGCTTTAGTAGGTGTTCAGAAGTTAGCTTTACTAGCTTCTAATAATGCTACTAGAGATGTAAACGATGCTTACCTTAATGTTACAAGACGTATATCTCAAAGCATTACTATAAGAATGCAAGACCTTGTTAACTTTAAAGGTTTACATAAAATGTATACTAACGTTATTGGTGATACTTCTATGCACTCTATAGATATGATGAAGAAGTTATCTATACACGAGTTTGGTATTACTTTAGATGTAGCACCTAGCGAGGAAGAAAAACAAATGATGGAGCAAAACATTCAAGTTTCTTTAGCTCAAAAAGAGCTTAGGCTTGAAGACGCTATTATGATTCGTTCTATTAAGAATATTAAGATGGCTAATCAAATGTTAATTCTTCGTAGAGAGAAGTATCAAAAAGAGCAACAACAAATAGCTCAACAGGCTGCAGAACAAAACGCACAACTTCAACAACAATCTGCACAACAAGCTGCACAGCTTAAACAACAAGAAATGCAGTCAGAAATGCAGATAGAACAAGCTCGTGTTCAAGCTAAATCTCAAGCAGACATGGAGTTAAAGCAACTTGATTATCAGCTTAAAGAGCAGTTTGAACAAGCTCAACACGAAAGAAGACTAAGAGAAATAGAG